AGGGTTTTGTTACGATGAAGTTGATGCGTATGTCGTCGCGATGGCAGGGTTGAAAGAATATTGTTGTTAAAAATTGTATACAACTAATTCTCTCCTATTTATCAATAGGAGAACTTTTCATGGAAAATATCGAACTCCAAAGCTTTTATTACACTGATGTTACAATCATAAATGTTGTCTGGCGAGTTCAAAAACAATGTTCTGCATGTGTTGTCAACGTTGCAGTTGGTGAAAAGAAAAAAACTATTGTTGACTTGCGAAAAGATGAAACAAAGTTTGTCACGCTAATTCACAACGAATTTGGGACAAACTGCTACTATATCGACGAAGTAAAACAACGTGAAGACGAAAAATATGTTCCTGTCGTAGAGAAAGTCGACGACATAGAAATGACAGCAAGAAACATCGTGAAGTTTTTAGATTGTTTTCAATTCTGACGCTTCTTTTTGTGACAGTTCATAATCCTTTAGCTCTATTTCAGTAATGATCCTGAGTGTCACGTCATTACACGAACACCAACCTTTAGCGGCAGCGAGCTTTTTTTGCACCGTCTTTTGAACCAATTTTCGTCGTGGTTTTATTTCAACGAGAACACGTGAACCATCGACATACGTAATGAAAAAGTCGGGAAAGTATCGTCGTACCTTTTTCGTAGTCTTGTTCGACACGTAAGGAATGACGATACTTTCGTAGCTGTACGATTTTACGGTGGGATCATTATCGAGCAAACACGCGTATGTTTTTTCCCATCCCGAGCGGTAGACACACTTGCTCGTCAGTTTATCGCTTAAATGAATTCCGGTGTGATATCGCTTCTTACGACGTCTGCGAGACACTCACTTCACCATTGAACGAAGCTGATCTGACCCTGTGAGGGCATTGTCATAGCCAGGCACCCCAAGATTTTGTGCATGACTATTTTGCGTAGCTTTTGCTTTTCCTGACGCAGCTTTTGCTTCAGCAATTATATTCATTACTTCAACGATTGCAAGCGACTCCGCTTTCAACGCAGTGTTCAAGTCGATAGTTACAGTAACACCGCTCGCAAGAGAAGCCTTTACTTTGTCAAGAGCGTCAAGAGCGTCAGACGCCTTTTGCACCGCAGCATAGTATTTTGTAGTCAAATCTTGAACTTTGTCAGGATGTGAAACAGTCAACACCGGGACAACAAAAAGCCACGCCGTGGCAGCATTTTGTAATGTTGTTCGAGCGATTGTTTCGGCATTTGTTACAACTGATACAGGTGATTGTGGTTGAAATAACCCACATGACGTAATTGACGACATTGCAAGAATCATTGTTAATAACATTGACGTGATTTTCATTTTATATCTCCTAAAGAATATCTATTCATCAACATATTTCCAATAATATCCACATGCATATTTTCTTCTTCCTGTACATACATCGACTATGTGTCCGTTACCTACTTTTAATATTGCTTCAGCAATTGTTTCATATCGTGCAATGAATACATTGTCTTTCGTATATTGCTCAACTGCATGTGCCCTACCATTGTTTTTACCCGAACGTTTTAATTTTACTTCGGGTGTGTTAAAAGATTTACGTAAATTTTCTCGATGTTCTATTGTTTTCTTTTTTCCAATTAATGCATCACTATCTTTTTTACGATGTTCTGCACTCTTTTTTCCAGTATTCATTTTTGCCGCAGCACTCATTCGAGCTTTACCTTCGGGTGTATTACATTTTTCACGTAATTCGCGACGTTGTTCTTCATTCCATTTATAACCTGATATTCCTTCACCACCTAACGTCTGATTACATGCATAATGAGTTTTTTCAGGATCATGAATAAATGTATGAAGTTCTCGTATCAAAGTCTTTTCAACTTCAAAAGCTTCGCTTTCGTCGTCAGTCTCAAATCCAACAACACGTTTCCATTCGTATTTCTTTGCGTAACTTTGATGTTGTTTATTACGCTCTTTTCCGTTAACGCGTGTTTGATTTCCTTTTCCAACGTATCCACGAATGAATTCACCGTCTTTTTCAATGAAGTCAACGTAGACGCAAAATTTTTTCATAAGTTTTATATTAATCATGACATCTCAAACTTATGAACTTTAAATTCAATGGTTGTCACAAAGTTATCACGTTTTTCATAGTCTAAATCTGTGAACGATATCTTTATTGGTTCAGCAACTAATATCCATGAAGAACAAATATTTCCACATGCATCTAAAAACTGCAATTCAACATCGATATTTTCACCAATCATTGACAAAAACTTTTTATTGTGTTCATAACCGTTCAATGAATTGTGAAATTCAATAAACATATGAGAAAATCCAGTTGATATTACCGTTGGTAATACAACTTTTTTCGCCATGAACGCATCAACGTATTTTGTCAATAACACCCATCTATGAGTTGTACGTGACTCAATTATTTTTGATTTCAATTTATTACGCACATGTTCAGAAACTGTCACATGCATTAGTTCAGCAGCTCTTTTCACATCATCATATAATTCATCAGGAACTTTTAGTGTCAATGTCTTCATAGACATAAGTATTACAAAAACAAAAACGTAATACTAAAAATCAATCTTGGTGCGAACGCAGAGACGGTCTGACGCACGCTTGATTATTGGCTGAGCAAACGCAGTCTTTGCGACGACGTTCATGTTGTCATCGTGAAAATTAATTCCCGATAGTTGCACGAACGTGTCGTCCCACTCATTTGCCATTAGACTTGGTGGGATGTTTAAATAAGTCGGATTGCTCGACGAATTTATCTGACCTGCCTGTGCAAACACGTCAATCTTCATGACGTGCACATTGTGCATTCCTCGTAAATCAATCGTGTACTTTTCTTTTCCAAAGAAGTTTAATGAAGGATTTTTGATCACTGCCAATCCCTCGTTATAGTACAAGTTTCCACATGAGTTCCATGTGGCCTGCTTCGTCAAACAGTCTGCACGGTACAAGTTTCCGTACCCGTCGTCGCGAAGGATTATTGAGATTGCACCTGCAGAACCTGAAAGATTATCGTCTTTTACATAAAAACTTTGCGGCTTGATCGAGTCACCGTAAAATATGTTGCTTATGCTAAAAAACGTAACTTGATTTGAAGATGGATCGCGGGTGCGTTGATATATTGTCAGAGGCGCGCCACCCTGAATGCCCGGTTCAAACTCGTTGTTTGCAATCGCAGCATTGACGCTTCTCGCATAGTTCGTGTATGCTGGACCCATTGCACCTGCAGGTTTTTCAGGCGAAAACCCAATCGCATCGTTAGAAAATGCATACGCAGTCGTGTCTTCAATGTTTCCTTGATCGAAGTCACTGCCAAACAACAATGACGCAGTCGTGACAAGGTTGTCTAAGTTCACCATCGTGAAGTCAGTCTGTCCCAAGTCATCGACAAACTTGTTATACGTCTTGCTCTCGCTCATCAACAGCTCAAACCCTGGAACAAAGTTTCCATCATCACATGGCATTATGAACGTGTTCCTGCGTACAACAAAGGGTTGAGCATATAAGAAATCATTTGCAAACAATGCGTCAGTCGTCGTAGCTATTGCTGTGCCTGTCATGTGATGAAGCAAGGGATCTAAATCGCTTGCAAAATCATGAACGTAATTTTCAATGTTCATGTAGTGCCCATCCACGCCAAATGACATTGCAACGTTGAAAGGATCAATAGTCGTGCCGTCGACTTCAAAGAACGGTGTCTGTAATATTCCACCATGATCACCCACGAACACACGCATTGGCGACGTTGGCCTGAAAAACGGTGGAACGTACAACATGAACGACTTGTCGAGCGACGTGGGTGGCTTTGACGCAGAAAATGCGATGTCAGTGTCAGACATGTACCGCCTGCGCATTGACAAATCGTGAAGTTCCGCATTCAACGGGTGATTAAAAGTGTAATCTACAGGCGCTTCGTGTTCGCCACCGTCGTTGACTAAAATTTGTAACCCGTCACGAGTGGCAGGATTAGTCGCAAAGAATAAACTTGCTGCCGCATCACCAAAACCAACACCTTCAAAGTAATTTCCAATGCACAACACATCAGGTTCTGGGATCATTAGTTTTGGCGTTATAGTCCCACTTGGAACACAAAAAGTTCCTCTATCAACCGCGTCTATGTTGAATGATCCTGTGCCACCATAAAAGTTATTTGTTCCCCACCTAACAACGACATGGTGCCAGTTGTTATACAACAGGCTGTTATCGTCAGACAAAAACACCAAGTCTTGTGGATAATTTCCAGGCTTTGCCAACGATGGCGGCACGTCTGCACTGTGACTTAGTTGTAACTGAAGCCTAAACGCTGCGGCTTTCCCATTTTCGTCTCGTAACGAACCTGAAATCAAAGACAACGCGTACGTAGACGAAAGGTGAAGTATTGTGCCTGCATGAAAATCAACGTCAGCAACTGATTGTTTGTAACGTGGATTGACATAAAAATCAAAACTGAACGACCCTGACGGCGTGTACGTGCCGCTGACGTATCCCTCGTGAAACTCTGAGTGTTCAGTGTCAACGTTCGGGTAAATTAACACGCTCGACGTTGGAACTGTCGAGGCGGTGAAAAAATTCAACGTGTTGTAATTTGTAAAGCCCCAGTGCGCAGTCGGGTACGTCGTGTTGTAGTAATTGTTTAGTAAGTTCTTGACAATTAGCTTGCTAACGCTGTCTTGCGAGTACACAACTCCCGGCGTGAACCTGACAACGTCAAGCACCTTACTGTTTCTCGCAGAAGTTATCTGTGCGGTCACTGCATTCAAGTACTGATCAAGCGTCTGCGTGAACAACTTTGCAATGTCATGTGCGAGGTAACTTCCAGAATTTAAAACAGCACCTTGTCCTATATGAACTGTTGAGTTGTACAGTGACGTCAAGTCTGCATCGTCATGCGTCAAGTCAACGTATGCGCTCGACGGAGCAAAATCTTTTAACATGTGCGTCTGTCGTGGAAACAGCTGCACAAATCCAGAAGTTCCAATTGAACTCGAGACGTAGTGCCTGATCGGGTTTGTCTGAACAGATACTACCTCGATGTCCTGTGGCGAGATGCGTTGAAGCGACATTAGTGATTATAAGTAAGTCGTGACGTCAAAATTTATCTATGGGTATTGTCACAACATCATGTCTTATATGATGTATTCCACTAACAAAAAGTCCATACTTTGTACGTAAAAAACAAACTGGACGCATATGTGTTAGTATTTCAGCGTCTTTACACACTAAAAGTGCTGTTGATTTGCTAATTCTCATCACATGACCTCAACATTGAATTTTACGTTAAACGTGTTCTCAATGAGTGGCTTGATTTTATCATTGAAACATTTTATGTTCGAATTGACAAGAATAGTCATCCCCTCGTGGGATGACATGAATTGTTTTTTTAAAACTAACTATTTTCAAACATTTGTTCACTCCTGTTTTAAATTAAGTTCAAGTGAAGCGAACTATCAAATTCAAGCTTAAACTCTCAGAGAAAGACAGAAATTCTATCTTTGAGACAATGAGTGCTTCTGCAGAGGTGTTCAACGACCACGTTGAACACTGTTTCAAGGTTCGCTCTTGGTCAAAGCCGAAGGCTCATGAGGCTCTGTACGGCTACGAGCGAGCTCTTCACCCAAAATTTCCGTCAGCTTTGCTTCAAGCAACGCGTGACAACGCGTTGGAGAGCGTCAAGGCTTTGAAGTTCAAGTTCAAGCCTCACAAGACGTCTTCGACGTCAACGCTAAGATACGACAAGCGAACTTTCACGATGACAAAGAATTCACTGTCACTCGCGACCGTCAACGGTCGCGTCAAATGCGAGCTAAAGTTTGCAGACTGGTGTTCTGAAGTCATGAGCAAGGGTGTTGCAAAGCTCGTTCAGCTAAAGTTCGAAAAACAAAACAATGAACTTTATGCGAACGTCGTGTTCGACGTTCCATTTAATGTTACACTGAAACAAGACGGATTAATAGTTGGCATTGACAGAGGACTGACGAACGTAGCTGTCACTTCTGAGGGAATATTTTACAGCTCAAAGAAAGTGAGAAAGAACCAAAGAAAACACCTGTTCTTAAGAAGAACGCTCTCTGCAAAAGGCACTCGTTCCACAAGGAGATTGTTGAGAGCAATCTCAGGAAGAGAAAGGCGGTTCAGCAGAGATTTTAATCACTGTTTAAGCAAAGAATTGGCTACTGATCCAAGTGTCAAAGTCTACGTCTTGGAAGACTTGACGAACATTCGAAGAGGAAAAAAGAAGGGCAAAAAGTTCAACAAAGCCTTAAGCTCTTGGAGCTTTTGCGAGCTTGAAAACTTCTTGAAATACAAGTGCGAAGCACTTGGCGTGCAAGTCGTCAAGGTCGACCCGAGATACACGTCGCAGACGTGCAGTGCCTGTGGGCACTGTCAGAAAGAAAACAGGAGCGGATCAAACTTCTTTTGCTTGAGCTGTGGTCACAAAGAACATGCAGACTTCAACGCTGCAAAAAACATCCGAGACAAACACGTTGTCGTTTGTTGAGGCAGGGCACAGTCAATTGCCCAAACGTCACGCGATCAAACGCGTGTCGACGGTCGAAGCGTGGGTGATGCCACCCACGGGTTCGTGCCAAGGTTATCCCCTCGTGGGATGACTATTTGACGCAACAGTTCAATCCAGTGACGTACATGCTACCTTCATCATATTCGTCACAATCTGGATATGTCCAGCTTTCAATGCGAACGTCTTCTTCACGCGCAACCTTATTCCACTCTCTTGTTCTTGTAGAGTGTTGATCGTGCATTTCTACGCCGCACAAGTCACATGTGTACGAGTGAAATTCTTTGTCGACTTCAACTTTTTCAATTCGAGTAGTTTTCATAAAATTAATTTATGCTCCCGACAATATTATGTTCACTTTTCACAACAACCCAACTCAAACGCGCTGGTGCAAAGAACGGCTGCGTGGCACCGCAGTAAGACGCACGCAACACTTTGTCGTCTGACAACTTGACGTCACAAAACCCTCTCGAATTCATCACTGCTTCAACGAGCCATTTCGTGCACCACCAAGGTGTATCATACAATCCTGAACCAGTGTCACCACGATGCAACGTGATTGAACCATGAGACTGTTCAGTACGTGAGCAAGCGCGCATTTCACTATCTGGAATTGTGACATTGTCGCGGTGATACACAACACAACGTGCACGTTGTCGTTCATGAACAGGCTGTGTAATGCGAACGTATGCTGGCGCGCATGAAAATAGGAGAAAAAGAAACGCACACTTTTTCAACATACGCGCATTCTACCACATTGCACACAAATTTACTTCGCTTCAATAATTATACTCTGATTTCAATAATCGATGCGAAGTCTAAGCGTTAAATCGCGCTCGCTAGATTTTTCTATGGGCCTCGATACCTTGCCAATAGCGAGCAAATTATCATTGCTGTCCAGCAGTCCCACACTTGTGATGAACGTGAACGAGCTTTCAACGTCTTCCTGGCCCGGAGTAATCACGACTATCCTCGACGTGTCGTCAGTGAAAGTCACGTTTGAGCTATAGTTGAATTCGTCAGCAGCCGCCCTGCAAAATATCAACGATGAATTAATGTTAGTCACGTTTTGGAACGTGATTTCAGTGTTGCTTCCACTGCCCATTCTGCAACCTGCGACGTGATCTATGATGTTGTCTATGCTTGCAGACACAACAAAGTCTGGAATGAACTTTGACTTGCCCGCAGTTTCAGTTCCTGCTGAACCCAGCACCATTTGCCCAGTGGGCGTGACTGCGTCTATTGTGCCGTTTACATACTGACTTGCGCTAGTTATTTTTGCCAAGTCAAGCACAAGTATGCCTCTGTCGTAGAACATCAAGCCAACGCCCTTCGACGTGTTTGCACTGTCAATCACGTTTCCAACTTCGCCACCAAAAGCAGTGAGCTTATTAGTTGCCGCACCCATGTCGGTGTATATTGCTGATCCTGAAAATGAATTCGTTTGTAGGTTTGGAATTGCGACTGACGCAGTTTGATAAAACCTCATTGCAAGAGTTTCACGCTTTATCTTGTCTCGCGCAAAGAGGCGTTTGAAGGCAATGAACACCGCACAGTCAATTTGATCTCCCGCCGAAGTGCTGTCGAACGGAGACGAAAATGCCTGCGTTGCGTCGCCAAGCAAAGACTGCGCGAACTGCCTGTACACGTCCATCTTTTCACGCATCATCAACGAAGACGATGGAAACAATTCTTTACCCGCACTGTCGACCGCGGTTTGACTTGTTAAGACGGTTGAACCACCCGGCAACAAACCAAACGTCATGTCCATGATTGCATTAGAAGTCTGAAGCGTGAAGTCACTGTCGTAGACTGTTTGAAAGAGGCTGGAGGTTACACCAATTGAGCTGACGGTACCTGTCACAAAAGACTGAAATTTTCTCCGAGAAACTGACTGACTTACGTCTTCTTGCAAGACGTCAACAAGCTGTGACAAGAAAGATCTTGAAGATTTGATATCTGCGCTGGTTAATTCTTTAAAAATTGCCGTTGGTTTATCCTCCGAGCGTTGCAGTTACGCAAGCCCAATTTCCTGTTTTTGAACACTCATTTATTTGTAAATCCGTAAATCTAATTAGTCTTAAACCCGCGTTTTTAAACCATTCGTCTTTTTTTCTATCGCGATCATATTGCAACCGTTTATTAGGATGTAATTCGTCATATGTTTTGTTTAACCCATGCCAAAATACACCATCAAGTTCAACATAAGTATCAATACTTGTCACATATGCGTCTATTAACCACGGCTTTTTTGAATTATCATGGAAAATTTCTATTTGTTTTTTAACTTGTCCATAATTCTCTTCAAGAAAGCCTAATAATAATTTTTCTGGTTTTGATAAACTATTTCCTTGTGAAATTTGCACAAGTGAACGATATCCTTTTGCACCAAAAATACTATAATCTTCGTTTGAAGATCTAAATGGCGAATCACCTACAAACGTATTTGGAATTCCATATCTTTCAAGATACGTTTGTTTCTTTTTCTCTTTAACGTCTTCTGCCCTTGAAGGGTGTTCTGCACCGTGATTTTCCAACATTGTTTTACGAAACTTTGCAGATATTTCTTCGTTAAAATGAATTGGTGTTGATGTACCAAAACGTTCAATTCGAGTTGCAATCATTTTTTCAGCCGCACCAATAACTTGACCACCAAATTCAACACCATGACGTTCTAAATTTACTTGTTTTACTTTTTGTAAAAGTTTTCCATGAGAACGTGAAGCTTTTCTACATTCTTTTGAACAAAAATTTAACATGCCTCGTTGTGTTCCATGTTTAAATTCTTTATTACATTCATCACATTGAAACACATCAACGTTACGAGTTTGTTCATGTCCCCATCGTTTATTAATAAAAATTTCTTCTTCAACTCGCAAAAACATCTCTAATAAATTTTAACTCACCACACAATTCTCGTCACTTAAAAACCCAACGTGCCTGAGCACGTTGGAACGATGACATATAGTCAAAGTGATGATCTGTAAGTCAAGATAATTTTATAAATATCTTCCACACTGTTTCCACGCACAAGTCGCTTGTTATTTTCCTTGAACCACATGACCTGTTCTATGTCTCGCATGTATGTTGTGTAAATGACACTGTCGCGCTTGTGTTCAAATTTTTTAATATCTTCAATTGGTCTGTCTAATCCATGCCAATATACACCATCAAGTTGTATGTATAAGTCAATTGTTTTGATATAAAAATCTATCGCCCAGCCATTCACTTTTGTTTGTCGCTCAACATTATCGTTACCAAATTTTTCACACAATAATTCATATAACTTGTTTTCTGGACCTGACTTCTTAAACGTGCCATTTCTTTTCATTGTATCATGCGATTTCTGAGCTATTTCATGATAATCAATTTTTGATTTTACTTCTTCTGCTTGCATTGCTACAGGAACGCCATATTTTTCTAAACACGTGTTTACGCGCTTTTGATTAATTTCATTACCATTTTCTCTACAAACGGTTCGATGTGCTTCAATCGTTGATTGAAGTTTCAATACATTTGATACACCATAATTTTTTAGCGTTGTTACAACAATTTTTTGTTTTATGTCATCAAGTGTTGCGAGTTTACCAAAAGGCACTCCATATCGTTCAATGTACGTTTGTTCAGCTTTTTCACGTGTTTCAGGTGTAAATAAGTGATGTGGATATATTATCCCACCGCGCTTTGTTGCATCATATTTGCATTGTTTTGAACAAAATGATATTTGTACACCTACATGACATTTTGAATATTTTCGTTTGTATTCGATACCACATTGATCACACACAAATACACTTACCCGTTTTCCAACAACGGGACGATAAACAGATGGCACAACTTCTGTACGAACGTACATTCAAAGTTTAATATATCACAAAACTTTATTTATGTACACTGCAATGTCTTTAACTGCGCCTGACTGAAGTCCAGTAACACGCACATAAGATTTGATAATCTGTTTATTTGTCGTGCTACCATACACCGCGAACAAACTATCGTTAATTGACTTTGTGTTCAGCGTAAACTGACAGCTTGACCCACCGAACGCGTTCTGGGTGGGCGTCCTCGATAACAAATACTGTGCTCGTTGCTGCCCGTCTATGTTTTCAGGCGTGGTGCTGACTAATTGCAAGAACAAGTTTGGCAAGTCAACGATGAACGTCTGGTCTCGTAGTTCAACGTCAATCGTGGTTTCATTTTGAATTGTCTGTTGTAGAATTACCGTTGCTGACTTCTGAGAGTTTCTACCCAACGTGACTGTGCCGCCCGCTCCATCAACGTTCGAGTCACCTGATAGCGCGAGTGTTGGCAGACGAAGTAGGTTAGGATTTGATATGCTAATGAGCTTGTACTTCAACGCATGAGCAGGATTTGTCAATGCCTCAAACACAGGCGTGTTCTTGGTTATTTTTTCTATCCCGACAGCGCGCCCGTACTTTTGAATGATGCCATAGTCAACTTCGTCGTCACCTAGGGCGAATTTTACGATTGAAAAAGAACCATCGTTACGTGCTAAGTAACTTCGGCCCAAATCGGTTAAAACGGCATCTAAAAGCAAATTTGCGGTATTATTATTTAATAGCCCCATGATTTAATCCTTATTATCACGTTTTAGCTCGACAAACGTTTTTGCACTTCTGAAATAAGTAATCCCATCAAAAAAATTTGTTTCTTTTTGACATTCGCTATATTTCCACGTGTCAAACTTGTAGCAATCACGGCGTCATTGATTGAAAAATACATTACACAACACTCACCCTCAACATCAAAACCAAACACAGGCTTCTTTCGTAATAATCTGTTATGCCAATCGTTCAAATGTTGTTGCTCAGTCCACGATTTTCCAAGATTTGGTCCAGGATGTTCATCATAATATTTTCTAACACCGACTCCAATATTTTCTTTATGTTCTTCTGATAAGAACGTTCCAGAACGTGCAATTGAAATATTTCGCTTTGTCTCCTCACTTAACGGACCCGTTCGTCCAAAAGCCTTCCCGTAGAAAAAGTGATCCTTTCCACACTTTCTTCGAGACCTCATGTACTCACCATGACCATTATCATAATGTATCTTTGCGGCATGCGATATCAATGCAATCGTTGATGGCTTCATATTTTCACGCTTGTGAAACTCACTCATTAATTGTCGCGTTGTATCAGATACATTGTGACCAGGCGTTCCTTCACCTCCAGACGTCAAATTGTATCCAATTGTGTGATCCATCGTATTGAACTTTGCTATCCAAAACTTCTCCGCCTCAACCATTTCTTCAAACGTTGCACACTCCTGCAACACGCTCGGAACAAACGCTTCCCTTCCATACTTTGCGATTGCACGCAAAATGTACATACAACTGTCATGACTTGCATTGCCAAAATGTCCTGTAACACGATATTCAAGCGTCTTTGTCGTCATTCCGACGTATTTTTTCCCATTGACGGTGTTCGTCAGACAGTAAATTATCATCAAATTATTATTAATCCACTCTCAGTTCTGTGTACAACTCTCACGCCTGAGCTATTGGTCTTGGCCCAAGCACTATTGGCTTTTGCTTATCGTCTATCGTTATTGTCATCATGTCGCTCTTTTGACTGTCGAGATTTATGATGTTCACCTTGTACGAACCGTGTTCCTGCAACGTTGAGATAACATGATCCTTTGCGCCGTTTGCGTCAATGATGTAGTAGTACTGTGGGTTGAAATACAGTTTCATGTGCGTCGTCCTTGGGCCGTGGACGCGTATCGTGTCAATGAACGCGTCCGCCATCAAGTACATGTTTGGGTAAGGTTTTGGCGCGCCAGAATGACTAATTAACTTTTTTTGAACCTTGTTTTTGAAGCTGTCAAACCACACTGCGAATTGCATTGAGTAGTTTGACGTGTATCCATGTGCGTCAACGCTTGCCAACGCGTAGATCAACGCTGAATTTTCATTGTGGTGTTGCACCTTATCAAAATCTTCGTCAAAGTAAATGTTATACGGTGACGTAAGTTTTTGCACGAGCGATTTGTTGATGTTATTTTCAAGATCATTGACGACTGTTTGTGCGTCATTGAAATCATACATTTTTATTAGCTCGTATGAATTGTTCAATGAAGCACGTCGGAACACTTGAAACTTTTTAATGTCACGTTGAGAATTGACAGGAAACGACCAACTTATGACAAGCCTATCATTGTCGTAGTCCCACCTGAAGTCTACGTCTGCAGGTGGCGGAGGAGCTTGAGTGTCTATTGCTTGTGAGTACACGTTGCTTGACGACTTACCTGTGACTAACGTCCTCAACAACGCGATGTCATTCGTTATTACGTCTATTGCGGACAACGTGTAGGCAGCAATCGCACGTATTGTGTAAGAATATGTTGAACCATACTTCACCTTAAAATCAACATATTTATTTGCTTTTGCGTTCTCAAGAATTATTTGGGGATGTTGTATGACTGACCCATCGCCAGTAATTTCCGTCTTATCAACAACGTACCCAACAACTTCAGGTTGTGTGGTGTGTATCATGCTTTCGTCAATGATGTTTATGTTAAAGTATGGAACGTACGTCTTATAATCATCGTCAGTTATGTCAGAAAATTGAGAAAATTCCAATTGTGATGTAAACTTATATACGTTGACTAAATCAACGCTGTACGGTGACGTTGGATCAAGCATTTGACGCTCAAGAACAGGTTTTAAAAATTTTCCATTAAACGTTGCATTAACGATTGGCTGTTCTTCACCTGGCGTTGTTGCCGTAAAATACGCTCCTGCTGACTTTGCTAAGTTTGTCATTGATGACAACAAAAAGTCTTGCGTTACAGTAGATGGTGTTATTACGTTCGCTGCGGCGGCAATTTTTTCAGGAGACGTATTTGTCGGCACGTTACTTGAAAATGTGCGCGATGAATATGAACCAGAAACGAGCGTAAACCTTTTGTCCTGTGTTTCACCATCAAAATAAGAAATTGATAAAAATTTTGATTTTGACAGTGCGTCTTCAGAAATTATGCTAGAATAATTCTGACCAATTAAACTTCCATTTTGGAACTGAATACTGTCAATTGCGCCAGAATACCTAACAGGTGACCACGATAAAACAATCATTCTTGGCATTTTTGTAACAGCATACTGAAAAAATGCGGCGTCGGGTGAGTCTGAAGAATTTAACAGTAATTCATTTGAATTAATTGTTCCCAAGTCATTTGTATATTCGTCGACTGAAAAAAAGTTATAAAAAAATTCCGACGTTAAATCGTCGACAACGGGAACAGTCACGTTATAAACTTCAGTCGTCGGCAAAGACGTTATTGTCATATTTTTAATTAGGTTGCTTATGCCGGAGCAGGTAACGGGTTGTTCGATAGCGTCGGAACTAGTTGTATTGACGACGCAGTGTTATCACCAAACATTTCAATTGTAACAAAATATTTTTCAAAAGTTGGATCTCCTGCGTTTTTATCTTTACTAGTAAACGTATATTTGTTCGTTGCAGTTCCTTCAGCAAGAGATTTTACATTATTCACCGCCAATTGTGTCGGCACTTTTGTCGCAGTGTTTGGTAACGTTGCAACTATGTCACCCGTAGAAATTAGTTGTAATAACGTTTGTGTTCCTGCGTGAGATTTATTTGTTTCTTGCACGTCTATTTCGAAATCATCCGGATCAACAGCTACGTTAAAAATTCTATCAAACATCTTTGGCATTAACAATTTTTTTGAACATTTGATTTTATCAGACAATGATGTTAACGAATAAGACATACTGCCAATTGTCCTTATTCCGTGAACTACTGCATCAAAAATATTTTGAGAAACGTGTGTTAAGCTTGAGTTAGCAGATAATAGCGCTTGCTGCATCGCAAGAGATGTTTGATTTTGCGCTGAATTACTTTGAACGTTGTTGCTTTGAATTACGTTTGAAAAAAACACGCCACCCGAAGCTTCGTTCGTTGTTATCGTTGTCGACGTTGACAACATCACGTATGCGTCAATTAGCTGTCTGACTAACGTCGTATCAATCAGTTTTTCAACGTCACCCATTGTAAAACTATCTTCCGAAACTGATACACCGGTTAAAAATCTAACATAGTGATCAATCATTAGACTTAGCACATGATTTTTTGCGATTTGATACTTTTGTTCACTATTCAAAAAATCATACGTTGCATCAAATGCAGCAGTAAGTGATGTGTTTGAAGGAGAATAATATTGCACGTTTGAACTATCATTAACAATTGATGCGTCACGAGTTGGAATTGATTTTACGACGTCTAATAACGTTTTATTCGAATTTTGCAAATATAATGTATCGTTACGAGGAGTAAATCTTGATAAATCAAACAAAAACTTTTGTGGTTTATACACTATGTCATCATATGTAATGTCTATTTTATAGACACACAAATTGATCAAATCAATCTGCTTATCTTTATATGACGTCAAATTTTGTACATTTGTTTGTTGTCTTAGACTATCTGATAATCCAGCCGGAACGCCGACTGTAAAAAGTTTTTTATTTGAACCTTTTTTAGAAGTAAAAGTAGGATCTGAAAATACGTTATAAAAAGACGCTCGAAACATAGATGACACTAAAAAGTCATCGAGCGATTTTACATTTGTTGTGTTTATTGTAAACTTTTCAAAAATATCTAACAACGAATTATTTAACAAATAAATTTGTTGCGTGCTCATTAAATATTTTTGTTTATCACCACCAATTAAATCTGCAATGTCTTGCACCGTATTTGCAATGTTACCTACGTTTACATTGTTAATATAATTTTTTACAGAAGATTGTAAATTTGTTATTATTGCATATACTGAATAAAACATTAATTGTGAAGTCGCAATTTCTTCATTTAGTTTTCCAATAATTGACACTACAAAATTTTCATCAAAAACATTTGTCGGTGATAACACGTACGTTAGTGCTGATTGTTGCACAAGTGAACTAATAAACGTCTTTCCAATAATTGCGTTTGTTGCCAACCCATCACAAAGTGTAACAACAATGTCAAAAATAACCATATAAATCGTCAAATTAGATAATCCACCATAACTTGTATGTAGATCACTCATGACAGCATCATATGCTGCCATAACTCCACTAAATATTTCTCTTAATAACGAAATGACGTTTGTTCCATCAAACAACATTCCTTCAATCGCATCATTAGTTATCAACAAGTTACTATCTGGAACAGTTTTTAACGTTTTTGATATATCAGTGGTCGTATTTTGTATAATACGCGTGATTTCATCAAATAATTCTTTTGTAACATTTATATTGTTGATAACATACATTGTGTACAAAAATAACGCAGATTTAAGTTGTGCATTTTTATTTGCAAGCGCAAACACTGGACACAGCGGATCGTTTGCAATTGTAAACGTTTGAAATCTTAAAAAAATCAACGAAAATAAATTTGCGGGATTATTTAATGCGAAAGCATAATCAGTTGTATTGGCATAATTTGAATACACAAAATCAAGTGCTACCGCCGTCTTACAAAATGTCTGTAAAGTATTGTCAAGCAATGTTGAAAAATTCAATATTTTAGTCGTATCAAGAACATCTGCATTATTAATGTAATATTCACCTCCCGCAAGAAATGAATTATTTCCTGTGTTCAATTGTTGTGTTTCAAACGTTAGTACGTTTTTGTTCGTTGAAGACGTTTGTGATAACGCAGATATTGAATTAGTGTTTGTTGGCAACGCCGTTATGTTCTTTTGCGTTCCAAATATTTGATCAAAAACAGCTATATTTTCAGGTAATTTAGACGTAAAATCAGATTTTTTCACCGTGTAATTATATGAATTTAATAACAGATCTGCATTTTCACTAATTCCAAAAGAAAGTCTGTACTCTTTTGAAAGAAAAAACAATAACGCTGATATTTTTATGATATTCGTTTTAAATGTAGTAGAATACAATGAATTATACGTTGACAATATGTCAGCTACGTTAGTGGTCAAATCAGACGACGTTTTTGTTACAATAAAATCATTTGCGGTTGCAATGTTATTGTTTATGACATAAAACAAAGTATTTGTAGTCGACGTTATCGTCGTTGCACTAACGTCGTTTTTTTGTGTTGTATGATCAAGTTCTAACAAATCTAAAGAATGATATGATAGTATCGTTTTATACTCTGATAATAACTGTAACCACATTTTAGTTGAAGAAAAATTCGTTTTAACAACTTGTTCAACATATCCCAACTTGACAAAAACATCTATCAAACTTTTTATTCTAAATCCATAATTTATATTCAACGTCTTTAGCTGATCTACCGATGTTTTATCAGTTGCATAATTTGTAACAAATGTGTCAATTATGTTTGACGCGTTAAGAACGTATGAACTGTCATGAAGATTAAAATGTTGTTTTGTGTCATTTATTGTTACCAATAATTGATTTAAAGTCTGCAATTTTAAGCGCAATGACAACAAATTTTTATAAAAATCATTGCTTGTTTTATCACATACTTGTGACAAATTTGCATTAATTTCTTTTAAACTTTCTACCATTGATGAGATGTTATCAAATAACAAATTTCTAACTTGCATTTGTGTGTTTACAAATTTGCCAGCAGACGTCATAAACAACGTTACATCATTGTCTGAAGAACTATGTTGTTGATACGCATCATTGTTGAATATTGGCAAAAAATCTATTACAGATAATATCTCAGGACGTTCTTGTGAAACATTTGTCAAACTTTCATATTCAGATTTTATTTTTTCTGAAAAGATTTTTTGATTTGTTGTTTTTATCGTCGGAAAAGTCAACGATATCGTATTATACTTGTTCTCAAGTGGAGATAATGTATAAACGTCATCAGACAAAATAAAATCAATTATTTGTTTTAAATTAACATTTTTTATTAAATCGATTGATTGATCATTGAAGTGTAACAATGACGGAGAAATTGGAACTTCATGAGCAGAAACTCCACCAAGCGAATTTAGGCTTGGCGTTGCATTTGATAACACAATGCCACTCACATCATTCACAGGTTGTATTTGAATGTTGCCTAACGACGTTGCCGACCCGTTCGTAGATAACGTTTGTTGAAGTGTCATAGGCTCTCCACAATGATTGAATTTGTGTACACAACAGTTCCAATTGTATAATCATTGTATACCGGAACAATTCCATATCGTAATTCACCAATATTATTTCTTGTCAACGAATGAATAAATTGACAATTTTCAGATTGTGAATGTACTCTTCCAACGATCGTTTTTACATTAACGTTGTTTAATGTCACTATGAAATGATCAATTGATGCTATGTCTGTCGCTCTCCACGAGATCAAAATCGTACGACTATCAACGCGTTCTAACAATAACGACGCCCTAGTTGACGCTTCGGTATTAAACGAGGCGTTCATTGTGACTATGTTTCCCACTGCACCATATGACATTTGATCTTTTGCATTTAAACGCTTTATTCCTTCTTTGGAATACAGTGTGCCATTGTCTAACGACAATGGATTTAAATACTTTGCAGGACTGTAACTGAACGACTTTTGCGTCTCTTTGTCAGTCGCAGTTTCTGTTAAATCATAAAATAAAGTGTCAGACGCACGCAGCAAAGGCATAACTTCATATCGATACGTGTGTGTTGGCAGAAGTGCTTTTACAGAATTATTTTTCGAAAAAGCTTTATCAGAAAATTTATTTGTAGTGATAATTCCAAAATCAGATCGTTCCCCCGTTGTGAGATCAACACGTTGTATGTTGTGTGCGATCAAAACGTTTAGCGCAGATCTTGTTGCTATCAACAAATCATCGTATTGAGTTATTCCTGCGGCCTCTAATAACGCTTTTGTGTTTGAATTATCAGTATCAGACACATTTGTTGAGACGTCAAACGAAACATCAACCAATCCCGAATTTACTTGAACGTTTTGTATTGTTGTAAAAACTTTGTCAACCTCTGATTTTATGTACTCAATTATACACGAACCAACAACTTCTTTTTCTCCTGTAGCGTATGTTAATCTTGCAGCATATTCATACACGTTACCTTTACTAACATTATTGTCAACAACTATAACATTATGTAAAATACTAAATTCATTTTTAATAAAATGCACGTTTTGATCTACACTTTTATAATCACTTTCGTTATAAGTCAAATTTTTGACTACGATTTCAACGCTTACAACACTTACAGGAATGTGATTTGCTTGTATTTTTATTCCATTCTCAATTTGCAACGCATTTAAAACTATCGTTTTTTCATTAATGTGAAATCGAGGTGTAACAACAACATTTGTAAATGTGTCACTAATAATCTGATTATTTGCTGAAATAATTCTGTAAATTATGAATGAATTTGTACACTCATCAACAGGAATTCGAATTTTTTCAGATTTATTCAAATTATACGTTCCAAGCAAAAAATACCCGTTTGTATCATTTACTATTACAGTTGAAACATTTTTTCTGTAAACTATTATTGAATTTGCTTTTTTATCATTTTGTATAATTTCAATGAATGATGTATTTTGTGATGAACGCTTGAAAAACACACTAGGTTCGATCGTCGGCGTAGAAAATAGTTGTATATATTTTCTTGTATCTAAATCTTTTGTGATTGTGTCAATAACCATCGATGACGTATTGGTCAAATCAAATTTGATGTAAAGTTTTGATGTCAACAATTGTTTTCTTTGAACTACTATTTTTGTAAAAATAACAATTGTGTCATCTGGTTCGTTGACGAGCGAATACCCAATTGTTGATATTTGTTCAGGAAAAATGTAATAATCCTGTAATTTTTTTATTGATGACAAATTATCAATTTTGACATTGCTGGAAATTCCTGACACGCTTTCATTTGCTGAAATTGCAGTATTTGGCAAATTGACTACATTCGATGGATCAACACCGTCATGTAATAAATTGTTGATAAAAGTTTCTGCACTTGAAATTGAATACTTTGTTACTCCTTGAGGAAACGTTAACGTTGGAACTTGTGCAGCGTTCTGAACAAGACTTAATTTTGTTTTTTGAAGCAAAAATATGTCATTCTTTGAATATCCAGAGTTAACATCTGATAATATCGCATTATTAACGTATGCTGACACATCAGAAGTTTTAGACGCTAAAATATATTGTTTCTGATCACTGATTGACTTTTTTACATTAGTCACGTATGTTAACAACGAAGGAACTACGTTTTGTGCGTTTTGTGCATTTGTAACAGATGGAATTGTTACAGCGTCAATTGCGCGAGAATAAACGTTAATATGTACTTTCAACGCATTTTTGTGAATGACATTAACTTGTGAAACACTATACGCGAACTCAAATGTTAACGTATCTGTATCAAGTGCAATAAGACGTGCAAACGTATTATCAACATTTAACAACTTTGTCTTTGCAAATGTATAATACGTCATGAAAACACCATTGTGAACAAGTGAACGAACGTGTTGACGTTATTTCTATCAGTAAAGACTTTTCCAATAAAGAAATACTTTTTGTTCCCAATTACACCAAAATCGACTGCGTCGAGCTTTTTCATTGTGTCATTTGTAACCTCAAAAAATTGTATCATTAGTCTATTATTTTTTGATGTTGGTTCAAAATATACTTCTTTTGAAAGACCACGATGATCATAGTACAATAACTCGTTGTCAATTTGATCAGACGTAACAGAATTATTCTGAATTCTGCCTAATGGTTTGTAATGACCTAACCACGTGTTTTTTGTTTTGTTTATGTCAGACGTGTCAATTGCATTGTTTTGAGCCTTGTTGATTGGTGGCAAAAACTTAAAATTATCTAAGTTGCTAAACCTCACGTCGTTAAAAATGCTATCAAGTGACGTCAAATTTGTTGTTTCTGTTCCGAAGGGAACAGGGTTATTATTACTAATCGTGAACGTAATTTCTTTGTTACTGACACCAAACCCATCTTCATCAAAAACCTTATCAAACGTTCCCACAAGCTGTAACTTCGAAAAGTTATCAACAGACGACGCAAGTAAATCGTCTGCCAACGACGCAAATTCATCGCCTGTATAATACACCGGAGAATAATCTCCTGCAAGAAAACTGCTCGTTACAGGCAAAAAGCTGTATGCCTGTCCGGCTTTTACATGCACGTTTGACGAATTTCCAAACGGCATTATTTTTCCGCTATCATCTGCCTCTAACGTGATCTGATCTTGTGGCAGACAAGAACTCTCAAGATAAATTCTTGAAGTTGCATCCTGCGTTCCACTTACAATGTCTGCTTTGTAAAAAGTGTGACAATCAGTGAACGACACGTATCGTATCTTTAACTTTCCTTCAGAAAGTTGTTCACGTCCTTGCTGCGTGATGATGGTATCTAGGATGCGCGTCTTGTTGTCTAAAATACCCGACACAATTTATAAGTATGAAGTGACGTTAACTACGTTACACTCGCAAAAAACTTGATAATCTCATCAGATACATCACTTATAGAAGGATTTTCAAGATACGTACAAATATCTTCATCAGTGTTTGTATTAAGTGCGAAAAACATTGTCAATTCGTCATTAAAGTCTACAGATATTTCCCAATCGCCAATTGTCCATTCTATTGAAACACCGCAATTTAGCATTGGAAAAATTGATGGTACATCTATGTTTTTTGACATTACGTCAATCAACACACTTTTGACAAAATCAATTGTTTTCTCGCTTATTTTTCCAATTGCATCATGATGCCAATCAGCAAAAAGTGCACGAATTTCTTCTAAACGATTTATCATAAAATGTCCGCAGCAAGAGTCGCAAGTTTTCCACGTTCGCCTTTTAAGAGTGTAATATGTGCAGCAAGTGGTTGATCTTTAAATTTTTCTGCAACATGTGTAAGTCCGTTTGAGAACATGTCAACATTAACATTATCGATTTGTGAACTATCTCCTGTGCACACGACCTTTGATCCTTCACCAACACGTGTTAAAATCGTCTTTAACTCATGTAACGTTATGTTCTGACACTCGTCTACGATAATGTATGCGTTTGGAATTGATCTACCACGAATGTACGTGATTGCTTCAATCTCAATTTCACCCTTTTTCATCATCGTGTCAAGCATCATATTGTGCTTTGAATTTTTTGCGCTCATCAAAAATCCAATGTTGTCACGGATAGGAGCAATCCATGGCTCCATTTTTTCTTCCATTGTACCGGGTAAAAATCCGATATCTTTTCCAAGTGGTTGAATTGGACGAGTGACAATGATTTTTGAATATTTCTTTTCTCCTAACAATTTTAATCCTGCCGCAAGAGCAAGTAATGTTTTTCCACAACCCGCTTTGCCTGTTAATGTCACAAGCTTCACATCATTATCTAACAACATGTCCAACGCTAACGCTTGTTCCTTATTCCTTGATCGTAAGCCATACACATCACCAATTTTTGCAATTGGCACTATCACGTCTTTTGACGACGCAATTGGCTTACACTTTGCAAGAACAGACCTGATAGTCTTGCCATGTTCATCTTCACTTTTTAGCACAACTGCCTGATTTGGATACAACGAACAATATTCGCTCAAATCCAAGAAATTATCATCATAAAACGCCTGAACGATGTCATCAGAAACAACCTGTACTTTTACACCCGTATATAATTTATCTTCAGTGTCTGTCACACGTAAGTGTTTGTAATCTTCACACTTAATTCCCAAGACATCACACTTGATGCGCATGTTGATGTCTTTTGATATCAAAACTGGTGATAAACTGTGCAATCCCAACGTCAAAGCAATTATTACATTATCTGCTTTTTTCTCATGTTGCATTTCAATGGGCAAATTTTGCCACATTTCGTTGTTTGTGAGTACAATTCGAAGTGTTCCACCACAACGTAACTTCACTCCGTCAACAAGTGAACCTTCTTCTCTAAGCTCGTCCAATAGTCTATTTGCAAGCCTCGCATTTTTACCGACATCATCTTGACGCGTCTTGAACTTATCTAACTCTTCCAACACTATCATTGGAATGATCACGTTGTTGTCTTCAAACGCAAACAACGCATTTGCATCGCTCAGTAAGACGTTAGTGTCCAAAACATACGTTTTCTCCACGTGAGCCTGCTTTCTTTGTTGTACCAGTGCACAACTTGTCTTAGTATTAAATATACCCTATGACAACGTGTTATTCACACTGTTCGACAAATAATGTCTCCTGTAAAAATACATCATGCAAACAATGGTGCAATTTCTCTGAAAATTACAATTGCATGATAATTGCAATCAATAATGGTCCACACACTCTTCACGACATTGGAAAAGCAATTGGAAATAATCGCATAAGCACAGGTCAGCAAGAAAAAGAAATCATCAATAAAATCTGTAAATTCATTACTTCGTAGTTTTCTTATTTCTGCGACGGCCTACGTTGACGACACCCGCTTCGTCAGCAATTGGAGTTTCGACTGTTTCGTCAACTGTTTGACTTTCATCTGCTTCCACAGTCTGATCAACAACTTCGTCTGCAACTACAATGGGTGTAACCACTAGTTCATCACACCAAACAGTTTGTGATGTTTCGTCATGCGACATTTTTAATCGTCCATTGTTACCAATTGTATGCGACTTTGTCGGATCTAAGTGTAGATCTGCTATGTCAGCCAACACAGATCGACGAGCCTTTAACCTACCGTCTTTACCTGTGACAGTGTGAGGTTTTGAAGGATCTAAGCGTAGATCAATTATATCAGCCAACACTGCGCGATGGGTGCGTAAATTTGCCATGTTTTTAATTATTCTCATTATTAATTTTTGGTTTCTTAATGTACTTCACCCTATTTACAGTTTTAATTCCGTTCTCTTCACGATACTTACGGCGTCGATTGATAGACTGTTTGTTGCGTTTTGTCGTCTCGCGTATCAACACCATCACAACGTTTTTTATGTTACGTAACCCAACTCGTGAACGTCTACCGGCAACTATACTGCCATTCGCACACTTTGCAACGTCTAGGCGAATTGCTGCGACGGTATCTTCAATGACGCGCCACATTGACATGATGCTCACCTGATCATCATTGTCAGGATCATTTTCAACCAAATCGTACTTTAGAACTTTGTGTTTTAGTCTTGGCATAGTTTACTCCACAACGAGAAGCTGAACGAAATCAGCAGGAAACATGTGTTTATTTTGAGCGTAAAAACGCTTCCAATCACTATCTAAAATATAACTCACCGCAAAATCTTTTTCATTCCTAACTGATCTTCCAAGCGATTGAACAATCGTCTTTGCAGTTTGGTATGCATACCATTCTTTATCTTTTTCCATACGTTTTAGTGTGACCTTATCTTTTAAATAAGGAAACGGAATTTTACAAAGAATTTGAAATCTACTATTATCGTCAAATAAATCTATTCCCTCTGTCATTGAGGGTGATGTCAAAACTGTTGGTTTATTTGATTTTATGTGTTGCTTCAACACAGCGTCTCTATTCTCAGAATTATGCAACAATATTCTATCAGAATTCAAATTGTCTCTCAAAAATGTTGCAATTTTATAATTCTGACAGTGGCAAATGCCCTTGACGTCTTTGTGACGTTCTAATAACATTTTGACTGCCTCTGCGAGAACAGGTAACGTGTTGTCAATACATTTAAACGACATGCTACCAACAGGAATTACGTGAATTTGTCTGTTCTCTATAGGAAAAGGTGATGGTGCGGTGTAAAATTCAGCATCTTTTGGATTAATACCAACAGATCGACAGTACGCATCTTTGTTCATTATCGTCGCTGACATCAATAACACGTGATCAGTGCCATACTTGTACAAATAATCTTCACAAAAAGGCGACACGTCGACCGGTTTGAACTCATAACGACGTAATTTTTTGTCTCCCACCTGCACGTCGACAACGTTCATCACCCAATTATCAGGTTCATATGCTTCAATGAAACGATTGATTTTACATATGTGCTTGTCAAGCATCTCAAACTGCTTGCTATTTGCTGTCTCAACTGTCAAGTCTTCTGACGCAGCAATTTCAATCTCAATCTGCTTTTCGAGAGCTTTTATTTTTCTGCTCAATGATGGCTTGTAATTTTTCTTCACCCAATCAAAAACTTCTTCCTGCGTTGCAGCGCGCTTTGAAAATTTACAATTCAACACGTCCTTAGCGAACTTTTCAGAAAACGTAATTTCAACAAATGACGATAACGTGTTCTCGAGGGCGTGAGCTTCGTCTACTACGACTAACGATCTTGGTTCAAGTTGATGTGCATACTTTGTTTCTGCAAGAAAATACGAAAAATTCGTCACACCAATGTCTGCATTCAAAAAATCTTGTTTCGCTAACGTATATGGACATCGATTTTTACACGTGTTGTAAAATTCAGTTCCTTGTAACTTTTCTTTCAAAGCTTTTAAAATACGTTTACTTTCACTACACTTTTGTGTTGGGTTGTAAGCACACGTGTAATTACTTGCAGACGATATTTCTCTGATGAGATTTCTATTCTTTGGGCCAAAGTCTCGAGTGTACTGTGATACCAAGACTTTTTGCGTGCTCAAAACGTATGAACCGAGCGCGTAATTAACTTTCAAATGTGTACTTGCACGTAAAAATCTCGCAACAGTTATTCCAATTGCAGACTTTCCGACACCAACTGCACACTCAAGCACACAAAACTTCTTTTTCTTGTTCAAGAACGCATCAAGAACAAAATTTATCGCATCCTTCTGTTGAGGACGAATATTATCATATGGAAAATACTGTTTCCAGTCGTCAACTATTATATTCACAAAATTATATTACCATATTATCCAATGATTTTATCGGCAATTCCAAGTTCAATTGCTTTTTCTGCATCAATGTACTTGTCAAGCTTTTTGCTAAACATTTCTTCAATGTACGACTTTGTCATCTTTGTGTTTTCAACTAACAATTCAACCATCAAATCGTTAATTCTCTTTGCTTCGGTCACTTCATTGACCATTTCGAACACATTTCCTACGGTTCCACCACTCGCAACATGCATCATCACGGTTGTCGTGCGTCCAATCAAGCGCTTTCCTTTTGCACCACAAGCTAAAATTAACACACCGGCGCTCATGATCTTTCCAATTCCAACTGTACAAACTTGAGTTCCATGAGATTTCAACAACATACATGTGTCATATAATGCCATCATGTCATGTATGACGCCACCATAAGTTGACGTTATGAGGTGTATGTCTTTATGGCTTTGACTATCAAGCCATATTAATTTTTCAATTGTAGTAGAAATAGACTGTTCATTAACATCACCGTACAATGTTATTATGCGCATGTCTGGTGATTGAGACTGCGTAAGCATGCTCTCAAGGGCAGAACTGTTAGTCGTTGCATTCTTTGTACACTCAAGTGCTTGACGTCCCATTTTCTTTCTCGCTTTCATAGTGCTCAGTCAGAAAAATTTCGCTAGCATAAAATTCTTTCATGAAAGATGCGATATTCTGCATCTTTTCTACGTCTTCGAGTTCAAGAGACAACAAATAAATTATGAAAAGTTTTTGTCTGTCAGACACGCCAAAATTGACAATTTCACCAAGAATTGCCCTACATTGTTCGTTTTCTTCTGAAAACTTTTCAGAACTTAATTTACCATACATCATTGTGCAACCTCTTTACGAGTGAAGTTTTCAACGCGAAACGCTGTCTCGCTTAACAGGACAATAAATTTTCCTGTTCTCTCATCATCTATTGTTTCCCCCGTCAAAACGACCATGTTGCCCCATTGTTTGTTATCAAACGTGAATTTAACTGCTTCCCACGTTGGAACGTCAACGTTATTTGCCTCAAGAACTGAAACAAGCTTTTCAGGTAACCCACACGCAATTTCTTCTGCAGTAACAAGTGTTGTGATATTTTCTTTCCCGTTGACAATGACTGACTTTGTGATGTCAATCACTTTGTGAACTACGCCACAATTGTTACAAACAACAATTTTTGGAACTACATTATCACTATCATCTATTACAGAAAACACGATAAATTGGTGATTTGGAGGTGAAAATGCCTTTTTGAATTGAGGCAAAATACACCGACACTTCACCAAATGTTTCATTCCAGTTGGCATAACTTACTTTCGTTTCTTTGTTTCACAACGACCGCCATTACATACGTGAACAATGACGGCTTCATTCAACATTCTGTTTACAGGCATTTGACACGCATCAACAACGTTTTGCAGCGTAGCAAATAACACAGGTAATTGTTTTTGATCGATCAAAAGCTGATTTTCGCCCACTGCGTTGGCAATTTTTTCCTCGAGTGAATTCTTTATGAAAGTTAAAATTTGAAATGTAATTTTTTCGTCCACTTTTAAAACTCCTGTATTTTGATTGTACATCACACCATACTTATGAGATAGGAAAATGTTGAACAAACTTCTCATAAGTGAATTAAAAACACGTATTAGCGTCATTGACAAGAAATTAATTCTTCAAGAGAAGATACGAAATGCAAACACAACACTTTTGCTACGAGAGGTGTTCGATCAAACAACTGCAAACGAAGCGATTGCGCTAATCAAGAGATTAAACGCAATAAAGTGGCCAACGCATTCACCGACGGGCATAACTGATCCTTTTATTTTGTTTAGAACTGCTACAAAATCAGCAATTGCTGAGCTTCAGCAAGTGTTTAGCGGTCAAAATAGATCTAAAAATTTATTTGATAAAGTTATTGGACTTTTTAAAAAAGAAAAAGACAATCCGTTAGTCGACGTAATTGCCTTTGCAAACATGTTATTTTCATTTTTTACATTGATGTACAAATTTCTTTCAGCAATGGGTGGAGACGATGATCAGACTGTTGAAGAAATTGTGGGAATAAATGGAAAAAGTACATTGACTGCAATTGTACAAAAAGGAATTAAACCACAAGGTGGAATTATTCAAAAACTTGGAACAAATTGGACGAAAAAGTACTTGCAAGGATTTAATGTCAATGATTTTGTTACAGGCGTATCAAAGATGTCAAAGGGAGACGTTTGGAACGTGTGTCAACAAGTGATGCAGCAACTAAGTAACGTTGCAGACATATCTTCAAAAGTTGCCGCGGCTGAAGATGCTGTTGAACATGGAAGAAGTATTTCTAACTCTCCTGAAGCATCTCAATCTAAACAAGGGTCAAAGGAAGACGTTGAAACGCAAAGTGTTGGTGGAAAACCAACACAACAACCACAAATTAAACCCGGACGTCAAGTTGATCAAACACAGCGTGCCGTGTTAAATAAAGTAAAACCGGCGTTAGAAGACATGGGCGTAAAAGATCCCGCAAAATTAATTGCGGCTTTGGCTGACATGGATGTTTTAAAAGAACCTAACGAATGACACAACTTAGGTCTTGCAAATAAGCACAACATTCGTTTGCACATTTTTGTGCTGCAATCTCAGTCGCAGTCAACATAATATTGTTGTCGATAGCTATTATACCGTGTTCAATCATTGATTTTATTGAACGAAGAATGTAATCAATTTTTTGTGAATTTATCACAAAATCAATGTCATCGATGATCCTAATGACGACATGATTAGGCGACAAACTTTTGATGCGTTTGTTCAATAATTCAACAACATCATCTACTTTGTCTTTCTTTTTTTCATTGAGCTCTTTTACCAAAAATTGAACGTTAGCATTTGAACGTGCATTCTTTATGACTATTTTATTCGAATATAACGTTATTTCATCAACGATTGGTAGCATTGCGAGCGATATCGTGCTAATTAACTCTCCTTTGAACGATGACACGACGTCACCACAACACACAGTCGCTATGTCTTTGAGCGTGTTCAACCCACTTAAGTCTGTTTCTGTCACGTACGAATACACGTTCAATGTACCACGATCATTGTTTACTTTTAACGTGTGTTTAACGTCTTCTGATATTCCACGTGTAAACAGTAAAACGGTTTCTTTATTTTCTGAAGCACTTTCTAATAACGCGTTAATTTCAGAAATAGTCTCAACAAAACCGTCTATGCATATTACTCTAGGTGATACTAAACGCAGCAACTTCATATTCCATGATGAAATTACACTAAAAGTGTAACCACGAACTAATTCTACTGACATCACGTCTGATTGAGTTTTTTCAACCAACACTTTTCCATAGTGACCCGCAAGTTCAATTGCACGTAGTGCTAAATCTGTGATAAAAGTTGAATTTGAAACACGTTTCACAATATCAATAATGTCTGATTTTTTAGCTTTATTTGATAATGTCGTTTTTGTTTCAATTTGTTGATCATTAATCATTTTTGATAAACGTTCAATTGTTCGAACAAAACCCATGGGTGCAAATTGTTCTGCTTTAGACGCATATGCAATAATTGTTTGAAAAATTACACGATCAAGTTCAGACTTGAACTTGAAATTAAAAATATGTTGTAAATTTGTTTGTTTTAGCAAACGATCGTTTTGTTCAAGCAAGATAAAATTGTCAAATTTTAACGATTGTGAAATTTCATTACAAATTTTATAAATCGATTTTTGGATGTCGACGTCAAATTTAATCATGTTAAATCGTGTTTAATCAATATAATAGTTAATGTACAAGTAGCTCTATTAATCAGTAGCTCTTGTTAAATCTATTAATCAGTAGCTCTTGTTAAATCTATTAATCAGTAGCTCTTGTTAAATCTATTAATCAGTAGCTCTTGTTAAATCTATTAATCAGTAGCTCTTGCTAGCTCCTGTTTTAGCTATTAACTATTATAATAGCTTGTGTGAAACGTGTACAGAAAAAGTGATTGTGAACGTCTCTTTTTTCTTGTAATATATTTTTTCTATGAACTTCATTGACTTGTCAAAATCGACACCCCAAATTCCTCCAGAAACACGTGTCGTGTTTGTTTCTGATTTGTTTGAGCATGAATATTTTGGCGGTGCCGAGGCGACATTAGCTGCAATCATATCTTCATGCCCTTATGTTAATCATCACAAAATACATGCTCGTGATTTAACTGAACAAATTATAAAAGACAACGTAAACAAAATATTTGTGTTTGGAAATTTCTCAACAATTAATCCACAACTTTTACCAGTGATTTCAAGATTTTTGAAGTACGTTGTTTGTGAATTTGATTTTAAATTTTGTCAGTATCGTTTGCCACAGCTTCACGTAGAAAAAACAGGAAAGTGTGACTGTGCAACTCAAGACATTGGGAGACTAATTTCAAATTTCTTTTCAAATGCAAAGCAACTTTGGTTCATGTCAGAAAAACAGAGACAAGTGTATCTTGATAACTTTCCCCAGTTGTCTCGAAACAGTGATGTGTTGTCGTCAGTTTTTGATCAGAAAACTCTTAATAAGATAGAAATTTTGAGAAATAACGAAAAAAACGACACATGGATTGTGTTAGGTTCGCAAAGCTGGGTAAAAGGATTTGAGAATGCAAAGCAATATTGCGAAAAAAATGATTTGAAATATGAAGTCGTTTGGAATTTACCATACGATCAATTATTAGAAAAATTGTCAAAATCAAAAGGTTTGTGTTATTTGCCAAACGGACCCGATACATGTCCTCGTTTAGTAATTGAAGGAAAATTATTGGGTTGTGAATTAATTTTGAACGATTTTGTTCAACATAAAGACGAAGAATGGTTTAATCGATCGATTGATGACGTTAATGCATATCTACGCGGAAATCCGTTTGCATTTTGGTTACCAATGGATTATTACGTATATTACAATAACATAAAAATTTCAGGTTACTGTACAACATACAATTGTATTTCTCAAGAATATCCATTTGAAGAATGCATTCGTTCAATGATGCAATTTTGTGACGAAGTGTGTATTGTTGATGGCGGTTCAACAGATGGAACAATTGATAAATTGAGACAAATTCAAAATGATTTCGCCGATCCTGAAAAAGGGTATGATCCGATTGTGATATCAATAATTGAACGTGATTGGAACTCAAAGCAGTCTGCTCTGTTTGACGGAATGCAGAAAGCAGAAGCTCGTGACATGTGCACAGGTGATTACTGTTGGCAAATGGATGTCGACGAAGTCGTGTCAGAAGATGATGCAAAGAAAATTCTTCCACTATGTGAGTACATGAAAAATAATGGAATTGACGGAATTTCTTTACCCGTTATAGAACCGTGGGGCCCGGTGAAAAATGGAAAAATTAGGGTAGATGTAAATCCCGAAAAATGGCGCTTGTCAAGGAACGATCAATGCCACACAGTGACACATGGCATCCCACTCGAATTACGCGCGACAGACGATGAAGGAAACATTTACTGTGTGGGTGGTAGCGACGGGTGTGACATGGTGTTCAGAGAGACAGGTTTACGAGTTCCATTTGCGACTGCTGTGCCAAACGATGCACGACATGCACAAGCAAAGGCATTACAAGGTGACAAAAATGCCTTGGCAACATATGAACGTTGGTTCAACGAATATATAAACGCATTGCCTGGCGTGTTTCACTATTCGTGGGTTGACATTGAACGAAAAATTCGTTTATATAAACATTTCTGGAGCAGACATTGGAATGTTCTTAACAATAAAGATTATGTTGATGATGCAGAACACAACATGTTTTTTGATGCACCTTGGTCACAAGTCACAGATGAAATGATAAAACAACGCGCTTTAGAACTTGAACAAATTGGTGGATGGGTGTTTCATCGAAAGTGGAATGGAGAAAAAACGCCCTGGATCAGCTGTAACAAACGGGTGCCGATAATTTAATCTCAGCGCCAACAAACAAATAAAGGTGTGATTTTATTTGGATACTTGGCGAATCACCAAAATATCGACATTCAAAAATTTAATCATCCGCCAAATCTTCCAATGTAGGCACAGATGGTACATTTCTACAACCAACTTGCATCACGTTTCCATCACCAATGTGATGTTTTCCTAACGTGTGTCCAATTTCGTGTACTACGACTGAATACAACACGCTCTCCCACCCTTCTTGCTGATATCCCGTGTTAATGCACACTTTTTGCAAACTTTCACCGTATATGTCATTTACGTCAGGAGACCTTGCGTTAAGAATTTGAATGTTATACAACTCTGCATCGTCTGTGTTACCAACATCACCGCTAACGCGCACGCCTTCAAAGTCACGCTTGTACTGCGTGAGACCCGCATATTCCATTGCTGCCTTTTCATCGTTCTTTACTGTCACGCCCAACACCTCTGTTTTGTCAACGATTTTATCGACTAAAACAATTGTTGAACAAACATCGTCCGGACAACTGTTGGCTTCAACGAACAACGTTTGTTTTGGCCATTGATTTGCTGCTTTTTGCATGATAGCAACTTCGTCTTTTGTGAAGCCGACCGTCCTGAACGCACGTGGTATTGTTGAGCTCGCACATGCAACTGAGTTTGATGCAAAAAGAACTAAGATCATGAATTTCGTTGTATTCATGATCTTAGTATATCACATTCTCAAAAAATATACACTTTATCACTCATGCGAACGTTTGCGGTACTTACGCTTTTCCTTTATAACCTCTTCTTTTGTCGCAGCAGACAATTCTTCTTTTGACAAGAACCGCAAAGCGTTTACAGGTTGTATAATTGCGTCGATAGGTAAAGAATTTTCTTGCACGTCTTGCTTGGGTTGTTCAACAACATTGCTAGTTTCATTTTTTTGTGTCAACTCATACGCGATGTTCATCATTACGTTCGTGCACGGGTTGGGATTTGGATTTACGACAACGCGTTTTTGATACCTGCGTCCCGTTTTCAGCGCGACTATTTCACGTCGAGCTTCAAGTAATTCATTGTATGTTTTACTAGGTTCAAGCTTCTTTTGTTTATTTTTCATAAATTCACCGTCATAGGTCGTTTGAACCCAATTTAGTAAGAACAACGTACGACATCCAACATGCTGCGCTCGAAGCCCAACCATCAACTAATGAGCGGAACAAAATTGTGTGAACAACGTTTAGACTTACGCCGACAAACGATAAAACGAATCCTGTCCAAAAACCAACGCAAAGTGGACATCCCAAAAATTTTGATCCTGTCACTCGAGTGAATACCCGCCGGATGGGTGCAAAGAGCCTGGACTGCGTGATTATCGTCGTCAAACCAATCACCGTCAATGCCCACTGCAATGTCATGCCTCACCATCCGACGGGCATCGTCTACACCCCGAACTGCATCGACGCATCAACGCAACGCGCCAATTTTTTAATTTTTCCATGTTTCCTCCACGAACGACTGCGTTCTTTAACTATATAAATTGTCAAAACTGGTTTACTTTGAATACTTTGATTACTTTGTGTTACACGTGACCTTGAAATCTTTGATGCAAATTATCTTTGCAAATCGCTTTCCGAGGCGTATGAGAGCGTTCGAAAGCAGCGTCGCCCTACCTTTCTTTGCGCGTTCTTCAGTCGACTGCTTGTGACCACAAGGGGATATCTATTCTTGCGAAAGAGAGAACATAAAACATCATTTGTAACGCATAACACATGCTATAATGTTGACGTCCCGTTTCGTAAACGTCACACAATAAAATATGTGCAACGACATGTTCCCTAATCGTGAGATACACGAGATTTTCTGGATCTTTCAAAGATCCGCCAATTGATTTACACTTTGGAATTATATGATGGCATTCATATCCACGTGTACGTTTTTTGGGATTAAGTTTTTTCGCATTTTCTATTAATGCATTGTATTGTGTAATTGCGTCTTCGTGTAACATAATATGTTTATGTTTATATCATCTTTTGTGTTTAAAAACACAAAGCTCCTACTTTCGTAAGAGCTTTGTCACTTTTAATTAGTGATGGGTTCCCCCACCATCACACGGGTCAGTTCAAACTACTGTTCCTGAAGGCAGTTTTGTCTTCAAAAGTGTGATTTCGTTCTTGGCATCGACGAGATCCACGGCGTTACGTAGGTCATTGATGTCATTGATTCTCTCTTCGAGGTCGTCAATGGCACCACGCGTCTTGTCACCGTCGTCTCTGACGGTTTCTTTGAGCGCACAGCAACATTGCGCAACCTGAGCAGCAATCGCTGCAGCATTTTGCGCCGCAAACAAAGTCGCAGCGTCAGCCTTGGTCTGCACCAAAACATTAGTCGCTGAATTCAACGTCAGGCTATTGACAAGTGATGCAGCAGCAAGCTTTTCGGCTTGAACTTCGAAAGCACCAGCGTGTTTTTCAGCTTGAACGGTGATTGCAGCAGCGTTTTTCTCTGCCTGTACATCTAAGGCAGCCGTGTTCCTTGCGCTCTCTAGGATCTGTGCAGCAGCGTTCTTCGCACCTTCTAGGCTCGCCGCGGCGGCGTTTTTTGCGGCTTCGACAAGAGACCGACCTTCGATTGCAAACTGATTAGTTTGAACGGTTGTATTGTCTGATGCGATCGCCTTACGGTTATCGAGAACTTGCTGGTCGATCCAGTGTTCTCGCTTGTCAAAGCGCTCTTCGTGTCGTTCGCTACGATGCTCATCACGCCGACGGCCATTTTCGTCGTCCGTTGAAACAACTGATTGTCCGGGCATGGGTGTTAGTACTGTTGCCATATTATCTTTTTTCTTTCTTTCTTGCCATTTCTGGCATCTTTTTATAAGTATGAGGGACAAATCTCAAAAGTCCTGTATATTTAGTATCTTTTATTTTTTTTGTAAACAGTGAATAGTTTCGTTGAAGATTGTTATTATTCACATGTTCCAGAGGGAAAGAAGGATGCTACTATGAACTATGAAAGTTCAGCTACATTACGTTTATCAGATGAACACTACGAGCAACTCGCTATGATTGCAAAGAAAAAAGACACGTCAATAAGCAAGTTGTTGAGAAAAATCACCATCGACTTTCTGTCACAAAGCTGTGATCATGATGGGTTGATAGCTGTGTGTGAAAACTGTGGACTGTGATGATTTATGTTGTGCCGTTAATTTTTAGCGTGATTTACGAGTTTATTGTCTCTGCAAAACGTGATAAATTAAAAGTATGAACATATTTGCGACGTCACAAGATCCTTATGAAGCCGCACAAATGCTGTGCAATCGCCACGTTGTGAAAATGACGTGTGAAAGTGCACAGATTTTGTCAACTGCAATTTTTCTTCGAGATCCAACGTTATACGGTGAATATGCGTGTTGCCTGTACAAGCCGACACACAAGCAACACCCATGCGTCAGGTGGACAATGGCAACGTCAGACAACTTCGACTGGCTTGTGAAGCACTCGCTTGAAATGTGTGATGAGTACACACGACGTTACAATCGTGTTCATGCGTCCCGACGTGTGATAGAAAACGCGTCTGAGTTCGCGGGTGGACAATTTTATAGTTGTGGAAATTTCAAAAATCACTCGTCATTCGTCCAGGCGATGCCAGAAAAATATCGATGCACCGATGCAGTGCAAGCATATAGAAACTACTATGTGGGTGAAAAGGCAAAATTTGCTGCATGGGAGCCGAGAGCAAAAGTTCCGGAGTGGTGGCCAATTAAGTGAACACGTGCTCTTGTGTAGCATAAATTTTACTACATGACAAAGACAAGTGTAGCGGTTGTCGGTTCAGGATTCGTTGGTGGCTCACTTTCGCAAGTTTTAGCTGAACGTGGGTTTGATGTCATCAATTATGATAAAGCGGGTAAGTGTGCACCCGGTTGTATAAAACCAACCTATCAAACTAAAATCGGCGTACAACAACCTTCAACATGTATCGCATCCGTAATTAGATTTTGTAATTTACAATCAAATTTTTCAAATATAGTGTTTGTATGTTTACCCACACCAATGGAAAGTGATGGAAAAGCAGATCTTTCAATTGTTGAAGGTGTATTAAGTGAACTTGCAAAAACAAAATGCGATTTAATCGCAGTAGTAAAAAGTACTGTACCACCTGGTTCAATCGAACGTTGGAACAAACAATATGAAAATACGTCGTTGCGTATAACATTTAACCCCGAATTTCTTCGAGAAGCAACTGCGCTTGAAGACATGCGAAATCAAGATCGTATAATTTTGGGTGGGCCAAAAGATAGCGTGAATAAAGTAAAACAACTTTTTCAACAAGCTTTCCCAGACGTAAAGATCGTAAAAACAAGCAGTACAAACGCTGAACTTACAAAGTACATGACAAATTGTTTTCTTGCTACGAAACTTTCACTTGCAAACGAATTTTATCAAATATGTGAAAAACTTGCCGAGAGCGGGTTGGACGTCGATTATGATCGAACAGTAGAATGTGCAAAATTAGACAAGCGACTTGGCAACAGTCATCTATCTGTTCCATCATTTGAAAAAGACGAAAATGGTGTACAATTACGCGGCTGGGGGCTCTCGTGTTTTGCGAAGGACATTAATGCACTTTCATACGTTGCAAGAGAACTTGGTATTGATCCAAAGGTGATGACAGCCGCTTTTTTGAAAAATGTCGAAGTTCGTCCAGGACGAGATTGGGAAAAACTTGTTGGAAGAGCCGTTAGTGAGAAAAAATGACAACGTGTCTTGAATGTGAAAATCAAGTCCTTCCGGGACGCAAATGTTGTTCAACACGTTGTGCTCATTTATACGCTTCTCACAAAGCCGCCGAAATCGCACATCGAAAAAAACTTGAAAGAGACGCATTTAACGCAGCTCAACCTGATGTTGTCAAAATATGTCATGGATGTGGAAATACATTTACGACAAAATTTACAGATTGGCATTGTACGTGTTCTGAAGAATGTTCACATTTAGCACAAGCAAAAGCAGTTCGTCAAAAAATGTTAAATGACAACCCAATGAAACGTCCCGAAATTCGTGCAAAAGTTTCAAAAACTCGAAAAGAAAAATTTGCAAATGATCCTGAATTCAAAGAAATGATTGCAGAATGCACACGTCAGGCATGGGCAGACGGCAAATACGATGATGTTCCAGTTGGCAAGTGCAAGTGGTACGATCATGTCAAACCATCCGGTGAAATTGTAAAACTACAAGGCACATGGGAAGTCGCAGTCGCTCGTTACTTTGACGCAAATGAAATCGACTACGTTGCACATCGTGGAAGGTTTTCATATGTCACTCCCGATGGTGCAAAGCGTTCGTACTTACCCGATTTCTTTCTCCCGTTGACTAACGAGCACGTCGACGTCAAGGGTGCGTTTTGGAGCTTTGAGCAACGCGATAAGCTCGATCACATCAGGAATTCAAATCCCTCGATGAAACTTGTGATCTACGACAAGAAAAAGCTTGAAGACTTGAACATTGATTACGTGAGCGTTCAAAAGGAGTTATTATGAGCAGCGCAAAAGCATCAAACTTTAGAATTTTTCTACAAAGGTTCATGCCATTCTTGTTCAAAGAAGGCCCACACTGTCACAATAAACACTGGACTTGGGATCGCCGCTGTTTTTGTTGCAGACATGAATATTTCTGTGATTGGTACGGAGGCGTGTACGATTTCAAGACGAAGCAAGAATATTCTGTAGACAAAGAATGGTATGTCGACGGTTATTCATACGTTAATTCAAAACGCAAAAATGCAGACAAACAATTTCCTGTGTATAGTATTGGTCCTGTCACGATAGACGAGGCGACAAAGTGTGTCTCACGTTTGAAAATAGGCGGTCATTGTGGAATTGACGAAATAAGAATTACAAATAAGTTTGCACTTGCACTTTCTGCGCTTGAGGGATTATTATGAAATTAACATATGAACAATTAAACGTATTGGGTTCTATTCTTTCAAACGTAGAACCTCGTGTTGGTAGCCTATCAGAAGCACAAGATGCATCTACACCTGAATTAAAACGCGTTCCCAATAAACAATACGTTATAGAGATTTCACCACCAATGTATGATATCAATGACTTTCGATTTTTTAAAACAATCACCATCAATGATGAGAAAGTCGAAATGTCATGAGTTTTTCATTTGAAACACCGTCGTTGTCAGACATTTTTCGCAGGTGGCCAGTAATTGGCGTGCTCGTGGGAGGTTTTTTGGGTTTCTTGATGGGCGTTCTTTTTCACGCAATTCAGTAGATTGTGTAATATTGTAACGAGTGTGTTATAGTGTTGTACATGAACAAATTCACAACGTTATTTTCAATACTCGCCCTAACGTCTGTCGCTAATGCAACTGAGAACACGTGGTTCGATGATGCACAGCAGCTAACGCCTCAAACTGTCGAAAAGACACCTGATCATGTTGCTGAACAAAAGCACGAAGTTGTTACGTCATCTTCCAATCTCATTGACGCCTGCAAACATCACACAGTCACGCAGCGAATTCCAGACACAAATGACACGACAGCAGATGGATTTTCTGTAAATGTTTCGTACAGTTGCTTTGACGGTAACTGTTACGTCAAGAAAACGCATCACGGAAATGACAACGTTGAAGTAAACTTTTTTCGAACTGACAAGACTTTTTATGGTGCCCAGGCATCACGTTGGTTTGAACTTTCACAAGACATTGTAGGAGTTCAAATGGTGTCAAATGAAAACATTGCTAATACGTATGCGCGCCAATGTTGTGCTCAGGTAGTTGCAAGCGTTACGTGCGGAAAAGCAGCAAATCAGTGCATTGTCACTGTTACGGTGAAGTAACATGATCATTTGGAAATCAAAAGAAGTCCCTGAAACTCGCACAGGCATTCCTGATCCATGTCAGGCGTTTATGTGGACGTTTCAACTTGGTAAATTTTACGCAGGTCTCATTCATCAATACAAGTGGCACGATGAATGGCACGACAGCGGTGTTCAACATTGGTTGATCAGCATCACGAAACATTTTCACTTGGGATCTTATCACCTGTACTACGATGGGTGTCACTGCACGTTTTCGTTGGGATTTATGCACTTCTTGTGGTCGAATGACAATTGTAAAAAGTGTAGGGAGTTAATTTAATATGTTCCTGTCGAAAAAAGATGATAAACAATTTTTAATTGGTGCGATAGTGGTTTTGTGCATTTGGTGCGCAATGGGATTTATCATGTATACGGTAGCGTTTTGACACGTATTCTTGTACCCGTTGTCGTTGACAAGTTAATATCATTGTATGAAAATAGTTCATATTAAAGATAAACTTGCTGAACTCGGTGTGTCAATTGAAGACATTTGTCTTGGTGACTTCGATCAAATTGCAGAGCTTACTGCCAAGAGAACTCGCTCACCTAATGATCCTCTCTATAAAACTGTTGGGTGTTATTATAGGAGCAATTACGAACGTGGGTGTCTTGTGTATTACCTCGTGAAGCAGTACGGTTTCAAGTCATTTCTCGAAGTCGGCACCGGTCGCGGCTACGTCACGTTCTGCGTCGCAAAGGCGTTCTACGACATGGGTGTCAAAGGAAAAATCTTGACAATGGACATTGCTGCAGACGAGAACTTTTTCAAGCAGCTTCAGAACGTGTTTCCTCGAGAGTGGTTTGATAACATCACTTTTGTCAAGGGCCCGTCGCAAGCAGTCTTGGCACAGCTCAATGAGAAGGACGAGAAGTTCGACTTTGCGTACATCGACGCTGACCACTCGTTCGAGGGCACGAAGGCAGACTGGGAGGGAACGAAGGGGCTTGTTGACAAGTGTGTCTTGATGGATGATTTTCATCTCCCGTCGAAAGACGATCCAGGTATCAAGTGTGCTGATTTTATTAACACGATTAATGAAGATGTCGAAGGTTACAACGAGAAGGAACTAATAATTTTAGATCGTAGAATTTTTCAAGATTGCCGTGGAATAAAGGACGAAGATATGAACTACGGGCAGATTTTGCTTACAAAAAAATCTCTCGTCAGAGACACTTGTGATTGGTGAAAACATGCACCCTCCAGAAAAAATTCTATCTGCGTCAGAAGTTTGTGACAATGACTTTAACGAATTCGTTCGCGGTCCTTTTCACGAAAATCGCAAGTACAGACGTGCTCACGGGAGCAAAAAGAAATGTGTAAAGCAATGTCAACCACTTGAAATTTCAAACAACATTGACGCTTTGAATTCAATCGTAATGACGTCAGAAATTACTTCTGAAATTGATAAACAAATTTTGTGTGATTGGCTTGAAACTGTCAAAGAAAGACTGTCACATGCTTGACATCAAATGGTATAAACAGTATCACGCAAATTTGGTGAACGATTTACTGCAGTTCTTCACGTTGAAGTGCACAAGTGAAAAGTGTTCGTCAAAGTTGTATCAATCTCACGCATATTATGTTTTACGTGGACGTGGCCATCAACGTCCAAATGAATACTTGTGTAAAGAGTGTGCCACGCAACGACGTATTGAAGAAATCGGTATAGTTTACGATTTAGAATTACTACCACAAGTGAAGATTATTGATGTGTGCGAAGAGTACACGCACAGCCAAGAAATGTTGACATGAATAATTTTACGTTTATCTGTCCAATTTTCAATGCTTCAAAGACGCTCGCTCGTTGTCTTCACTCGATAGCGTGTCAGTCGTACACGAACTGGAAAGTCGTGTTAATAGACGACTGTTCGAGCAAAGAAGAGGTAGGTAGAGAAGACGACATCATTAAGGCGTTTTCATGGTTATTGTACCAACAAGGTTTCGATGAAGACAAGATAATCACCGTCTGGAATGACGACATTGATCGTGGCAAGTGCTACGAGACTTCAAACGTGTTATATGGTATAAAGAATTTTTGTTCCGACGAAGATATTGTCGCAAGAATTGACGGTGACGATGCACTTTGTGATAGTGATGCGTTACATGTGCTAAACGTAACGTATGATTTATATAAACATGACGCTATTTGGACTGCGCATCGTTGGACAGGTTCTGGTAGAAACATTAGTGGCCCAATGAATGGAAATCCTTATGACGTTCCGTGGACTATGAGTCATCTTAAAACGTTTCGCAAAAAGCTCATCAACGATGTGCCTTATGAAAACTTCACGAACATGAACGGTGAACTTGTCAAGCGGTCAGGCGATCGTGCGATTTATCTACCAGTCTTACACAAAGCAAAGCGTTCGGGGTACTTGCCGATGGTGACGTATTCATACACAATAGACGAACAGGGTGGCGAAGTTTATCGCACAGAAGACGCACGTTTTCAGAAGGAAGAAGCCGATTTTATCTCCCGACGTGGTTTCGTGAGTGAGGGTGTGCGTTGGGAAAACATGATAAAGTAAAACGTTGTTTACACAAAGTGAAGATTTGTAAATCTTGATTTACTTTAAAACGAATAATTGCGTGTGCTCTTGCGCGTCTTGCACTGCCATCCACAGTTTGACGATGAATTGAAGCAAGGTTCAAGTCGTCCTGTCGATTTCTTCAAGACAATTCCTTCGTCTTCGTCGCTCAACGAATTCCACACATCAGCAAATCTTTTGTTAAAGTTGTTTGCAACTGACACAAATTCGTTCACCCGTGTTTGATCACCCTCGTCTTTTCCACTAAACATCGAATGTAGCATCGCCTGTCGCTCTGCAAACGTAGTCCCAACGAGTTGTGTACCATCTAATACGATGGCATCAAAAATATAAATTTGATTTTTGGTGTTTTTTGTCTTGTTGTGCACAAGTTCTGCAGCAAATACGTTATACTTCAAATTTGAAGATTGAAATGGTCTCAAGTGATTTGACTGCGGTGTCCACTGCTTGTGATAATCATTGTGCCTTGTCATGAAAGTGACGTCAAGGCCACGCGCGAATATTACGGTGCAAGTACCATTCTTCTTCACCTGCGCGAGATAGCCTTGTTTTTCATAGAAGCCCAACAAGTTTTTAGGAACTTGTGCAGTTGGGCGGGGAGGATAAACATAAGTGAATTTATCATAAATCATTACGCAACCTTCACAGTCTCTTCTGTTTCAGAATTTTCTTCAACACTCTCACAAGATGCCAACACTGATTTTAGTGTAGTGACTATGTCAAAACTGTCACACTTGGGTTTCACAGCCATGACTGTTATCATCCGAATTACTTGTTCATCAATTTCACCCGCAAACGCCTTTGCGATCGTCTCGTCACTAACAACTGTTTTGCTTCGCTCGTCTTGAACTACGAAGAATTCTGAAGTGTCAACGATGTCTTTGAGTGCTTTTTCCATCGCTGCTTCAACCTTTTCCATCAAAACTTCATCGCTCGCATATTTTGGGTTAATTGCAAATAATTTTTGGGTTTCAACAAGAGTTTCAACGGGAACGTTTTTTGAAGTGAGATAAGCAACTTCTTCTGCACTCAACTTTGAGGCAGTGCTTCGCTTTCGCATTTCCATCGAGGCGCTCGTGTCACCATCGATACCACGAAAGCTGTCAACCTTTTTGTGAGTCACTTTTGCATCGTCAATGAACTTTGTGAACGCCGCTTCTTTTACGCTCATCTCGACGTTTGCTTTCATCGCGGTCAAAGTCTTGATGAGCGCGTCGAGCTTTGCAAGCTCGCTCAGCTGCGCAATCTCAACTTCTTCTTTCTTAGAAGCTTTCTTTGAGGGTTTTTCTTCGAGAGACTTTGCATTTTTGATCATTGCCATAACATCAATATACAACAATTTCACGTTATTTACACTTTTTCAAAAAATTTATTAAATGTGTAAGTTTTCACAATTTGTGGTAAATTTAAACTATGGAAAGTGAACAAATTCCGAGTTGGCTCGATGACATGTTCTTTGATGCAAAATATGAGCATCCCGTCGAAGAGCATGAACAATTCACAGCGCACAATGTAACGCATTACGCCGATAGATTTATCTATCGAATATGAACTTATCAGACAAGCACAACAGTACTGAAATATTTCTGGAATACGCTCCCGTTTTTGCAGAAGTCTTAGAGAAGCCACTGTCGTGGGTCTACGAGTGGACGTCGTTCGACGGGAATAAAATAACGAACGATTGGAAGTGTGGAAATTTTCTCCTTGAACGTTGGAATTCATCGTCAAAGGACGAAAAAGCAGAAGCAGAGCTATATTCTGATCCACTGTTCACGCTCGGTTGTTTCAACACTTATATTTACTGGTCGCGTGCATACGTGCAACGCTTCGAGAATTTGTTCGAGACTGCACAAAAACTGTCTAACAACGTGTTCAATGACGTCGAGACAGTCGTCGATTTCGGTGCTGGCATCGGCTTGTCGACTTTGCACATCGCTCACTTGTTCAAGAAGCTTGGGCTAAAAGCAAAGGTAGTCTACCAAAACTGTGTGTCTGCCACCCTACAAGCGAAGCTTGCTTCTCATTTCTTTGAAAGTGAAGACATTGAAGTGTGCTCACGTGACGAAATTCCTCCTGCTGACGTGTACTTCATCAGCGAGGTCATGGAGCACATGCGAAAGCCAGTACAGTTCGTCCAGGAACTACTGTCGAAGAACGATCCCAAGGTCGTCATGCACGCGTCTTCGTTCACGCAACCCAACTTTTGCGGACACTTTACAGAGTACAACGTGGCTCGACTTGGTGAGCAGGATAATATCGTCAAGGGCACGCAAGTTCAGCGGCGCGTCAATAGGTGCTTCTACGAAAACAAAAACTACATCAACGTTGAGCACAAGGCATTGTGGAACCACAGGCCACTGACGTTGTTTAAGCGTGACTTGTTAGAGGTGCCTCAGGAACACAGACTGAACACTGTGAGCTGGGATGCTCGTTGGTGTCCTGAGTGGGTGAAAGAAAAACTCTTTGCATGAGTGTATTATATTAGTCTCATGAAATTATATGTAAATCGTCGGCCCTATCATGGACCCTACGGTGGTGGCGCGAAGTATGTAAATGCGCTTTACGAACGTCTTGGTGATAAGATCGTTGATTGCATTGACGACGCAGACACCGTGCTGATCGCAGGCATGGGTAGTGACAGCGGCTTGCCATCAGCAACACAAATTATAAACTACGCGAACTCGCCTCATGGTCGTCTCAAGAAGTTAAAAATAATCACCCGTGTCAATGACTGTGACGCGCGTAAGAACACGAACAACGTCGACGGTGAGATAGCTTTTGTTGTGCAGAACAGTGCCCACGTCGTGTACGTCTCTGAATGGATGTGCAGCTACTTTGCCAATCACAAGTTTGTTCACCTGAGACACCCGAGTACACACGTGATAATCAATGGGTGTGACAAAGGGATTTTCAAGGATCACAACAACAAATTGTCTCGAGTGTCAGACAAGACTTATATCGTCGCGCACTCGTGGTCAGACAACCCGTTGAAAGGCGAGGACGTGTTTGTGTGGCTCGACGAGTTTGTCGGGAAGCATGATGACTTTGAGTTCACGTTCGTCGGTAGGACAAAAGCAGAGTTAAAAAATAGCGTTCACGTCGAGCCTTTGTGTGGTGAGCCGCTTGGACGTGAATTATCAAAACACGATGTCTATGTTTTTGCAAGCCGTCGAGACCCGGGACCTAACACACTTCTGGAAAGCATCAGTTGTGGGTTACCATCGTACACATTGTCAGACGGTGGTGGTGCAGTTGAGTTCGCGGGAGACGAAAAACACCTGTACGACAATGTGAAGCAGCTCGAGAAAATTTTGTTGAGAAAAAAGTACGCGCAGAACGATTATCAAATACAAGATTGGGACGAATGTATAAATTCTTATATAGAAGTGCTAACATTATGACTTTTGTAAAAATATTTGAAAACGTTCTCTCGGTGAAATTGTCGGAGCTTTATAACAAAAATGTCGACGTTGAGTACCTGCACGAAGTTAGAGACGTAATAGCAAACGTGTTTATGGAGTGTTTGCGTGACAGCGTGTACGCAACATCGATTTCTGTAGCAGGCGCGCAGTGGGTCGTGAACGAGGTATTCAAGAACGTTCAGCTGACGCCGGACACCAAGATCGTTGACTTGATCGTGACAAACGACGTTGAGCTCGATCAGATTAGCGTAAGCG